CCACTGCACCGTCCAGGTTGGACATGAGGGAGTGGCAGTCTGGCGGGTCTCGGACCCCAAGTCGGCCCCCGCACATATGAGTGCGGAGATGGCTCCCTAGCCTAGAATGGAATATCGTCATCCGGTGGTGGTGCCTCATCCGGTTCTTCCTCGTTTACCGGCGGTGCCACCTTGCCATCAGCTATGGCGATCAACATGGAACAGATCACCGTCGCCTCCGGTGCCGTCATCTCTTCCTTGCCCCCGGCCACCTTGATGAAGGCCTGATCGAAGGCCCTCAGGTAGTCGGTCCACTTCGCCTGACCGTTCTTGGTTGCAGCTGCGGGACCACTCTTAGCACTGGGACTCCCCGCCACTGGTCGCGCCCACTTCCCGTTTATCTCCACCTCCATGGTGCCTCGTTGTGGTTTGTCCCGTTGGACGAGGTTGAGCCAATCGTTCTCGTTGATTTTGATTCCCCAGTAAAAATCACCCTTGCTGGTCGTCTGACCTTCTCTTCGTACTGCTACAATATTAATCGTTGCCATCGTGTTTTCCCTTCTCTTTTATGTTTTTCTGAACCCACTCAATTGCGGCCCACACATCTGTGATCAGGCCGCGCTTTACTCGTATGCCGGGTTGTTTCATGTCACGACCCCTGGTGAAATATCCCCTTCTCGATTTTCGAACGCTCCAACGCCTTCTCACTCCGCTTTGCCTCGTAAAAACTCCCAAGAGCATCGTAGCGAACCTTTTCTCTCAACGCTTCCGCTTTGCTCAAGACCATGTTCTTGACGTACTCCCGGTACTGCGTCGATCCCCGCGCCAGGCGGTCCAACTTCGCCTCACTCGTCTTGCCATCATCCAGTGCGTTCATAAGGGAGGCGAGAAACGGTTTCTGATCTTCCTCCAGCTGATCAGATTTAAGTTTCGCCTCTACCCATGCCACGCCAGCTGCGTGATATTCGGTAACAAATTTACCCAGACTTCCGTTTTCCATTATTGACTCCTCCCTTCTACGACCCAGATGGGCCGTCCGTTTTGAATCTCCAGCTCCGCTCCCAGACACTCGCGGATATGGGGGCAGTAGCTGCACGGGAACCCGGCGGTGCGTCTTCCGGTCTCGAACGTGAACCAGGCACCGGCCATGCTGATGGGTCCACCGTAAATCTTTTCCATCTCTGTCGCCTTCGCCTTGCCCTGCACCTTCACCACCTCGTTTTCGATCACCCGCACACCGGAGGCGAGATTGTCACGCTCAGTCACGTTGGCAAGACGCTTGAACTTCTCTCTGACCTCTGTCTCTACGCTCTCATCAAACGGGGTCTTGATCTCAGCGATCAGGAGCGGATCGTTGACCGCCAGCTCCAGAGGATCACCCCCGTATCGTTGCACAATGACCGTTTCAGCCACGTTACGGTCAAAGATGACTTCCACCATGTGAGAGGTCTCTTTCCTGTAGCAGATGAACACCACGGGGTTGAAGGAGGTGCCTACGGCGTAGACCCAGGCCTGGCAGAGGTAGGTGCGGTCAATTTCACCCTTGAGTGCTCTGTCGAACGCATAGTCCGACATGGTCTTGATCTCCACGATCCCGATCTGGCCGTCCTCGCTCTGGAATGCGCCGTCGGGGGTGAAACTCACATTCACGCCATTGATCTGGCAGTTGTTAGCCCCCAGTTCATCCAGGTTCAGGAACCGATCCCCGAGTGCAGCCTTGAAATCGATCTTCAATCCCTTGTCCAGGTGCGTCCCATGCCTAAACACGCTCAACCGGCGAGGGGTGAGCGGAGCACCCTTGACCCCTATCTGGTCGTAGCCCAACCGCCTCTCGCAGTAGCCAGCGGAACTGGCCCTAAAAACATTGCGCACTTCGGCATTCAGAAGGTCGGCTTCAGTTCGGTACAAATTCTCTAAAAATTCGATAATCATTTTTCCTCCTGATTTTTTTTTCTTGCGTTTCAGTTCGGCCAGCAGTACAATAACGACCCTGCCACGCGCCTTCTGGGGTTCCCCTTTCACGCCTGGGGGAACCCCTTCCCCTGATTAGTTCAACGCCTATGCCTTAAAGTTTCCAGAAAAGGGATCAAACCTGCGGGCATCCTTCAGCTGGATGACTGCCTCTCGACCAACCCCAGGATGATGCCCTGCGAGGCATTCCAGGCACCAGCCCTGAAAATAATCCGCGTGTGAACACGCACAATCCAATACCAGCTGACATCCGCACGGGCAGCTGCAAGCGTGGTTATGACAGACACTAAGCATCCGGTTCACCTCCGTTTTGGTAAGTCTTCCTTGAATGTGAAAGTATACTTCCGGTCAAATTCATCGTCTCGTAGCGCAGTCAATCGCTCTGCCCTCGCACCGGGGCAGTCGCAATCGTTCCTGCTATCTTCATCGTCGTAGACCTCGTTGCACTCGGTGCAGATCCACTCGTTCACGCAGACGATCTGAAACCCATAACACCACCGCTGATCGTCCAGGGTGAATTCGTAAAAGTTTCTCTCCTCCGTCAGCACCCCGGTGTACGTGTTGCCCTCGTGCTTCTCCCTGGTGATCTCGATCACCCTGGCAACGCGGGTGATGGTTTCGTTCGCCCGTTCGTACTCGACCTCGTCGCCTATTCTGATAGTGGCCTTCATTTACTCCTCCCCTCGTAAAATGTGCTAGGCATAGAGCAAAAAAAGGGACTCAGGAAGTTGCCTTAGCTCCCTCGTCCCTAACAATAATACCGATCAACTCGTCCCACCGTGTCGGGCATCCATCGCGCTCCCACTTGGTGACGATGCGAAGACTCACTCGAAGACGCTTTGCGAATTCGGGTTGTGTGAGCCTGAGTGTGGCGCGGGATTTTCTGATCTGTTTGTTTGTCATGTGATAGTTTATCCCGTTACGACCTAAATATCCAGCACCTCCCGACAGCCTTCGAGGCATTTGTGTACATCCGATTGCCTAAATCGAAGCTCGCGGCCTAGTCGTATAGCAGAAAGGCCAACCGACCTGCGCCAATTTGGTTTGCCCACTGTTTTCTTGCTGAGTTTCATAAATGCAGCGACCTCTTTCGTAGTGTAGATTGGCTCATCCATTTCTGTCTTGTGATACCTGATTGAGCTTCCAATCACACTAGCAAAATGTGCTAGTATGTCAACCCTAAAATAATATTATTCAAAGATATTTTTAATTCACCCGTGATATCAGGTGGTTACAAGGCCAGAAAAACATTGACCTGGGGTGTATCCGGGCGTATTCTACCGTCACCATGCCAGCGGATGAGCATACCATCCTAACCTCCAATTATTCAGGACAAAGAACAGGGGCGGGTCCACCGTTAGGCTCCCACCGGACGGTGTCGTCGTTGGCGGGGAGGTATGCTCTCTCGACCCGTTCCCGTTGTTTGTCCTGGGAAAAGAGTTTCGATTACTAGTGGGCTACGGCAATATCTATAGAGATGGCGGACGTTGGGTTGTTGAGGCGAGCACCAGACACGTGCGGTTAGCGTTTCAGGAGTTGATTATGTATCACAGGAGAATAATTTATGTGGACAGAATACGAAGTTGAGTGGACGTTTGTCACTAAGCTATGCGCTTCTGTACCGGCAAACAAGAACATGATTGAGGCATGGCTGAAGGCGAGGCAACCAAGAGTTAAGCCACCGGGGAGTAAAACGATTGATGAGATCAACGAGGAGGTTGTCGAGAGTCTGAGGGAACCAGAGCAAGACGAACAAAATTCCTTGCTGGTCTTTCAGCGTGAGGGCGGGAAGTGTGTTGTCAGAGCCGACACGGTTAGGGCGCACCTAAAGGACTGTTCAAAGGTATTGTCCCAACTTTACATAGGCAAGGTCCAGGGAGAAAAGTCCTTGGCCGTAAGAGTCAAGAATGGGGTTTACCTTGACCCCTCTAGTTACTGGCTACCGATCCTGAAAGACGAGGATGGCGCATACACTGAGGCCGATGGAAAAATGGAACGTCCTGTTCACGCTATCGGACCGAGGGGCATACCCATCAATGCCCTGAAGTGCTTTGAGTTCATTGAGCGAGCTGTTCTGACGTTCAGGTTAAGGGTGCTCGGTGACTGCGTAAAGCAAGAGGATTTGGAAACGATCATGGAGTATGGGGGAACCCACGGTTATGCGGGAGAGAGGTCAGCGGGGGAGGGGAAGTATATGTTCAACATCATCAAGATAGAGGAGGGACGTAATGAAGGTGCAAAGACTAAAACGGCTAAGGTCGGTCCGCGATCTAATCGAAGCTCACGAATCGCTATATAACGATCAGATAGCAGAGCGAATCGATTCTAAGAAAGCAGGGGCGATTAATAACACATTGAAAGGGTCTGTCTACTTAAACACCAAATTGAAGCTGGACGTAGCCAAGCTGATTATTCAGGCCCGTAACAAACACATCAAGTTGCCAGCCAACATTTTGCCTACATTGAGATGAAGTCGAGCAGTGTTGAGGCGCGAAATGAACAGGGGTGCTCTGTGTCGAAGTCGAGGTGTGGTCTTACATGGGATGGGGAGCCTTGAGCTGAGATGAAGTCGAGGGGCGTGATCCAATGTGACGGAGAGGGGTGAAGTGAGCTGGAATGTTTTGTTGTGAAGTCGAGCAATGATCCGTCGTGCCCTGCGGTGATCTGCGTTGAAGTCGAGCAGTGAGCGGGGGCGTTGTGCGACGCAGGGGCTTGTCGTGAAGTCGAGAGTTGATGTGCCGTGAACGGTGTTGCGCCGCAACGAAGTCGAGTCGCGAACCGCAGTGCCCTGACGCGGCGAGCGAGGGCGTGCCCTGAAGTGAAGCCGAGGAACGAATTGTATCTTAGCATTTTTTTTACCCCTCGATGGAGCAAGAGGTAAGTTATGACCGCATTCGGGACAGTCTTTATTACAGCCAACCAAGCAGCGGAATTACTCAGGCTACACGTAAGAACGATTTACCGGCTTGCTAGGGCGGGTAAAATCCCCGCCTACAAGTTCGGGCATGAGTGGAGATTTATCGAGCAAGAATTGATGGGGGGGTGAAGCACGATGGCAAAGGACAAGTGGCCCTTCATGCAGTTTTACGTTGCCGATTGGATACAGGATACCCAGCTCCTGAGTCTCAAGGGAGAGGGGGCTTGGATCAGGATCATCTGTCAGATGTGGATAGCTCCCGAGAGGGGAGTCCTCAGTCTCACGCCCAGGGACTTTACGACTCTGTTACGATTGGATAACGATCACGATGCGGAAGTGATGTTGCACGAATTGAGCCGGGTAGGGGACGTTTACCCAACAAATAGGGAGCGGAATCACGCCGATACTTGGGCCACTATCGTCAATATAACCATCACAAGCCGCCGTATGGTGCGTGATGAAGTGAAGAGAAAAGCCAAGCGGGACGCGGATATTAAGTACAACGAGAAGCGCACGAAGGGTAAACGATCAAAAAACGATAGCAAAACGACAGACATACTTCATACTTCAGAAGACATACTACATACTTCAAATAGGAAGAAGATAAGTCGTACAAAAAAACAACGAACCAGCTTCCCTGATGATTTTGTCGTTTCAGGTAGAATCTTACAACTCTCCAAACACAACCAATGGCCTGATCCGGTAGCGGAGCTGGAGGCCTTCCGCGATTACCACAGTTCGAGGGGTTCGACGTTTCTGGATTGGGAGGCGGCGTTCAGAACGTGGCTACGAACCGGGAAGAGACTGAACGGGAACAAGAGACCTCAAACGAAGGGCGATCAGTCCATGGATAAACTTAAAAAGATTTTAGAATGGGGGGAAGAGAAATGACCAAGAGGGAGTTCGCGAAGGGGTTCGCGGTTTTGTTTGCGGCGTATTTTTACAGCCAGGAGAAGGTTAGCCCGGCAACCCAGGAAGCGTACTGGGTTGTGTTACAAGATGCACCGGCGAATAAATTTCACCTAGCGGTCAAGGAGTGTCTGGTGGAATGCAAATTCTTTCCATCAATCCATGAGCTGGTTACCAGGATGTTTCCGCCGGGTTTGAAGTTGGCACCGTACAGTCGCGGGGCCGGGAGTCTGATCCCGATGTCCTCGATGGAGCAGCTCCAGAAATGCACCGTGGCAAATGGCAAGGCGATAGAGGGTCCGCAAATGAAGGGGATTAAATAATGGCTTACAAACGCAAAACCGCAGGTAACGACGAGGAGTGGATTGGCCAGGAGAAGTGCCAGGAATGCCGCAGTACTAATCAGGCCAGGCGGCACGTACACTTTCTCAAGTTCCCGACCAGTAGTTCATTGGCCGGTCACCTGAAGGAAGTCTTCGAGGACAGGGAGCTGAAGAACGACAGGGGTGACAACGGATTTATCTCTGGGATATGCGTCTGGTATCAGGCGATCAACCACCTCTACGGGGATATGAAAATGGTTCGCACCGATGGTGTGAAGATGCCTCTGTGGGAGGTGTGGTTGAGTCAGCAAACTGAGGCCCCTGCGATGGTGAACAGTGATGACCCGAGATGCGAGGACGAGGAGTACGCCAAGGAAGGATTCAGGCTGCTCAAGTTAGGGAACAAAACACACAAGACCAAGCTTGAGAAGGAATCCCTGATCGCCGGAATGAGGATGATGGAGACTACCTGGCCGGGAAAAGGATGGAGTAAAAACGCAAGTGAGCTGGAGAAGGAATACAGCAAATGAAACCATGCTGGAGTTGCGGGACAACGACACCGGATTGCAGTGAAGACTGCGAGTGTGAGAAATGCATAGACCCTGAAGGTTATGCGGAATGGAGGGAGAATGAACCGGAGGAATATCAGGAATGGCTCTACTCTCAACGGAACGAGGAAGACTGACCAGGGCGATCTCTTCCCTCCACAAAAAAAACCAGGAGAGATCGATTGGACGATGAAGCTCCATGGATTCCCTGTAGGCGGTGAGACCATGGCCCGGCGTACGGACCCAGAAACGAGCCATGAAGCGGCCAAGGAATTCAAAGACAGTGGCCACCTCGGTGAGACCCAGAAGACTTTCATGGATGCGGTGAGAGACTACCCAGGAGACACTATTCGCGAGATCGTACAGGAGAGGCTTGGTGGGGATCTGTGGTCGATGGGTACCAGAGCCTCGGAACTGAAGCGCAAGGGCTGGGTCTACTACGGACAGAAACGTCCATGCAGAATTACGGGCAAGCCCTGCGTGACCCTATGGCCGGTGATCCGTGGATGATCTTGTACTCAGGACGATAGGCACCGCACCGGTGGTGGTCAGCGTGATGATCGCAGGGTATCTCCTGGTCGGTGAATTTTCCTTTGTAAAAAGCACCCGAGACAGGTACCATTCAAAGAACATCGCCGCCTTCATCGTGTACATCGCAACTATGCTGGTGGCCGTGTGGGAGGTATGGCATTGACGAGGAGTTAGGCGATTACTGCTATTCACGCTACTTGAGGGATCACTGGAAGAGAACAGAGGGAGCTGAAAGAGGTCAGAGTTGGCTCAAAGAAAGATCAGACGCATTAAACCAACTGAGGTAGACGAGTGCATTGCACTGGTAGGCTGGTTGAATGTCCACCATGTCGTCTTTACCCACATCCCAAACGAGGGCAATCTTCAACGTATGGGGCAACTCAAAAACATGGGACTACAACCGGGATTCCCCGACTACCTGATATTCGACACGCCACCGGCCAGACCCCAGTTCAAAGGCCTAGCTATCGAAATTAAGTCAGAGAGGGGCAAGGCTACAGCGAATCAACATGGATGGCTGCTCAAGTTAGAGCGAAGAGGATACTACACGGCAGTGTGCAACTCAGCTGATAGCGCAGTAGAACTTTGCCTTGAGTTAGGTTACCACCGACTCCACATTGATAGAAGAGACTACGATCCGCAAGCAACTGAGGGAGCAGTGTGGAGGAAGGGGAGGAAGAGATAGAACGGCTATGATTTTCGGCAGCTTGTTTAGCGGCATTTACACGGGGCTTTGGCCCACGCCATCGACAGAGGATTACAAATGGAGGAATTATGCGAGTACGGGGATGACCATGAAGGATTGCCTCACGAGTGTCCATATCAAGAACTGGTGCTGGGCAATGAATCGAAGTTCAGGTGCCAGTGCTGCCTGGACTGTCTTCGTGAGTGTGAGGGTAGAGCGGAAGAATCACTTGATGCGGAAGAATCAACGGAGATCTTCTGAAATTCAACGCGGGTGATTTGGATCGTACTGGCAATGGACGACGGGGGAGCCCTTTCAGGTACGTGATGGCCACTTCTTTGATGAATCTTGGGGACAATCCGCTTGGGGATTGTCGTCTTCAAGGGGGGATTGTTAAGGGGGGAAAAGATTCTAGTCCTATTCTTATTCCCTATAGGGACGAGGAAACCCCGGAACTAGCGGGATTAGAAACAGGAAGGGGTAAAAAACCGTTGAAACACAAGGGGTAATACTAGTCCCACAAAGCCGGGACGAGAACGGGACTAGAAAGGACGAGAAACGAGAATCGGAACTACCGGGACTAGAATCAGGGACAAGCAAATATGGGATTCGCGAAGGGCAATAAATACGGCAAGGGTGGTAAGCGGGAAGGGGCAGGGGCCAAGAGCAAGAAGGAGATCGCAAAGAAGCTCGAAACCGACCAGATTATACGCCAGAAGCTTGAGGAGCACCTTGAGGAGGTGGTGAGAGCGTACCTGGACAATGCGAAGGGCAGGTTCGAGACTCGCATTACCGAGAAGGGCGAGACCTACGAGCAGTTCATCATCGATCCGCCGACGGCTCGGCACTTCATTGACAAGTTCCTCCCGGCAGCACGGCAAGAGATCGATGTGAATCATCGACACGCAGTGGTGATCCAGATGTTCGATGGCAACGAGCAACGCCGAAAACGACTTACCCACGATTAAGTACCATCCTGGTCCGGTAGCTCAAGCAGCACACCTGTCCATGGCGATGGTTAAACTCGCCTGGGGTCCGCTGGGTACTGCCAAGACCACCTGGCTATGCTGGCGGTTCCTCTACCTCGCTCAGATGGCTGCGGACGCAGGGATCAGCCTCGAAGGGTTGATCGTTCGCGACACCTATCGCAACCTCGCCGACAGTACTCTCAAGACATTCCTCTCCTGGTTCCCAGAGGGAATGTGCGGCTACAAGAGCAAATCAGAGCCGTGCGACTACCAGCTCTGGGTTGGTGGCCGGTATCACTCGCTGTCGTTCAGGCATGGCCAGACAGAACAGGATGCGTCCATGTTTCTCTCCAGGGAGTACGACTACATCGCGCTGGAGGAGATCGCACCCGCTTACTTACCGGGCGAGGAGAAGGTCTCACCTGGGATCGCGGAAGGCGTGTTCGACATGGCCATCGCGAGGTTGACCCGTGACCGCAAACGGGCCAAGGCAATCGGCGGCGGTGAGCTGGCGATGAGCTGCAACTCTCCACCGCTCACGCACTGGGCCAGCAAGCGCATCATCGACAAGTCACCTGAGTACCTCCGATCCCTCAACTGGGCGCACTGGATGTTCCCTGTGAGCGATAACGCGGCCAACCTGAGGGAGGACTACTACTCGACCCTGGAGAAGGCCTGGGAAGGCAAACGCGCTCTCATACAGCGGTTCCTACGCGGGGAGCGGATCGCGGTGTTCGTCGGGGTGCCGAGGTTCAACATCGATGCCCTGGACCGATTGGTGGAATTGACCGAGGAGCCACGTTTCAGGGGATGGATGACCCCAACCATGGGTAACCTGCTCCACGTTCGCCTGGAGGAGAATGCGGAAGGCTGGGTGCGTATGTGGGAGCCTCCCAAGGCCTCAGGGCGGTACGTGATCGGGGCTGATGCGGCAGCTGGCCTGGAGGGCGGCGATTACTCGTCGGCGCACGTTCTCAACGCAGAGGATCTCACCATCGCGGCGACGTTCCATGGCCACCTCGAACCGTCGAAGTTCAGTGACGAGCTGGCGAAGCTGGGCTACAGCTACAACCGGGCGATGATCGGGATCGAGACCGAGCCGTCGGCGCACGGGTTGACCACGGCAACGAAGCTACGGGATGGAGGATACCCGCGTCTTTACTACACCAAGCAGCTGGCATCGAGAACGAAGAGACCGATCTCGCGGATCGGGTGGAACTCAACGCCGGGAACCAAGCGGGTGCTGATCGATGGCCTGGCCAACTACCTGGACGATGGCGGCGAAGTGATAGACCGGGATACCATCAGCGAATTAATGACCTACGGCGTGATGGAGAACGGCAAGATGGAGGCCCAGGGGGGATGCCACGATGATAAAGTCATTTCATTGGCGTTAGCGATCTATTTAAGTCACCACACAGGGCTGAGTCGCCTTTACCCAAGTTTAAAATGATCTATACACACATCAACCAAAAAGGCATGACCAAAGAGGAGTACCAATCCGCTGTTAAATGTGTGTGCCCGATTCACGGGGGAATCACGGGCAATCAGCTTTATGTATGGCAGATACAGATCCCGAACCGTAAACCGTACTTTAAAGCACAGTGCAAAGCGTGTCACGGTGAAAGGAGGATTCAACCATGGGCTGTAATTTTATGACACTCCCCGGAGGCGGCACAGTGATTGTTTGCGGACCTCGTGGGAGATCATCCCCTTGTCAGGTCGAAGGATGCTCAAAGCCTCACACTGTCCTGTGTGACGGGAACGTAGGCATCAGGAAAACGTGCGACATGAGGTTGTGCAACGACCACCGTGCCCACGTTGGCCCGGATCGAGACCTTTGTCCGAATCATACTCAACAAACAGACTTGGGACTCTAACAGAAAGGACTAATCCAATGGTCAAAATGGCCCAGTTACACAAATTCAAGTACTTAGAAGGGGAAACCCTACCAGAGGACTTAGAGGATCCAGAGATCTGGAGACCGAGAGGAATTTAGAGGATTTAAAGGACCGTGAGGAGCACACTAATAAAACCCATCTCCGCACCCTCAGAGGACTCAGGAAAGAGGAATCGGGGGACGAAGAGCCGGTTCCCGATAGGGAACCAGAGGGCTATGAAGACCTCGATCAGATCCCCACGGACCTTCCCCTGGACGAGTACACCATGCGTGGTCACCGGTCCCCCCATACTGACGGGCCTGATCACGATGAAACCTGGCGGTCAGAGATATGGGAGTTCACCCGGTTTATGAAGCGACACCCTACATTGCGAAACCTCAACGGTAGCCAGGCCGCGAACATCATCCCCTGGCACCTTACTGACTTTGACGGGAACGAGCAGTTTCAGATCGTAAACGAGTGGGACGCGATACGCTACGTGGCCGGTGAGGGTCCTCTCAACAAGGCACTAGCCCTTGCAGTGAAATTCCCGGTTCCCCGCAAGACTAACCTCACTCGCAGGTTTACCCGCTACGTCGAGTTCTTGAGTCTCGCTGGGTGGCTCCAGGTTGTGGTGGGTGAAGATAGCCCGATCTATCTACCGCAGCGTAAAGTGTCGGGGATCTTCCATTGTGACCGTAGCAAAATTCAGAACCTCACCCGCGTTGCGAGAAGAGAGGGCTACCTAACGGTTGTTCATCCACACAGTGCGCATACGGCGACTAGGTTTAAATTTGAGTTGGATAAATTTCCGGGTCACTTCCGGTCGGGCAAAACATAGAGGGAGTTCCAGGGGGGGTAGGATGACAGAGGCTTGACGGCAGTGGGGGCGAGCAGCAGGTGATCAACGTCATCGAGAAGCTCCACTTCACGGTCGGTGATGTGCTCGTGCTGCACCATGAGGCGAACACCGATCTGAACGCCGCGGAGCTGGCGGTGAACGCGGTCCTTGGCGGTTTGCCGTTTGTCGTTCCGTATATTTTTATAGACAAGGGGCAAGAAATCAGTAAACTAAGCCGCGAAGATCTGGAGCGTGTCTTGAAGGCAATGCCATGATAACCCTGGAGAAATTCGAGCAGAAGTACATCCCTGAACCGAATTCAGGTTGCTGGTTGTGGACAGCGGGAGTCTCGCCGTTGGGCTACGGCCAGTGCTCAGACGGTCCATACGGGGAACGTCGGACTCAATATGCCCACCGCGTAGCATACGAACTTTTCAAGGGACCGATCCCGGCTGGTATCGGATTGGATCACTTGTGCAGGGTCCGTAGCTGCGTGAACCCCGACCACCTTGAGCCAGTATCGCAACGCACCAACTTGATGCGGGGTCGCACGTTGGCCGCACGATTCGCAGCTCAAACGCATTGTGTCCATGGTCATCCATTCGATGAGACGAACACTCGTCGGACCAAAAAAGGACGCGAGTGCTTGGCCTGTCGGCAAGTGTGGGACAAGGGGCGAATTCGATGATCCTTGGCTACAAGAAGAACCTGCCGGGTACGGATGCGTACTGGTTCGGCGATGTGGGCGATGAGCAGAAGCAGTTCATCCGCGTATGCTGCGGCCTTGCGCTTCCCCAGTTCGACAAGTCCAACGGTGGCCTGGTGGTGATCGCAGAAGAGCTGCGTCCATCCGGGTTCCAAGACTTCACCGCAGTGGGCGGCACGATTGGCGATTGGCCGACGATAGAGAACGCACTCATCCAGTACAGGATGGATCTCAAGTTCAGTCACATCATAACGGAGAAGACTCAGGGGCGGCAGCTCATCTGGCGAATGCCGAAACTCAACTACGGGACCGGGGAGATCCCGCTCGTGACGTACGAGGCCCCGGCGTATGCGTTCGAGGAGCTGGGCCGTCAGAAGGTGGAGGGCATGATCGCCCAAGACCGCCTCCACCTCGAAGAGGTGCGCGCCGACCTGGAAGAGGAGACCGAGACAGCCGGGAAGGCACTCCAGGCGGTTGTGTGCTGGATGTTAGGAAATAAAGCTATCTACGCATCGAACGTAAAGAAGCGCGAACCGCTACGTGCGGTATGGGGATTGCAAGGATTATGAAAATAACATTGCAAGGTGCAGCAAACTCTAAGGCGGAAGCGGATGAAAAGCGGTTAACATGGGAAACTATCCCCGTCAAAAAGAAACGGGCGAAGGGAAAGAAGAAGCCGGTCCCTCCGCGAATGAGTTACTTAGACTTCTGTAAGGTGAATCTACGGGAAGAAATCCATCGAGTATGGGGCCAGTTAGAGAGGGAAGATGAAATAATCAATGCAATTATAGAGCAACCAACAAAGATTCCCCATGACATTCGTGCGATGGCAGTAGCGGTTGAGTACGAGTTGTTGACTGAGGCTTTAACCGCCAGAGTGCGCAATTGGGATGTTTAAGTGAGCATGGCAGAGCAACCTAAAATCGAGAACCTATCAGGGGATACAGGCCACGGTAGCGACGATGCGTTACTCAAGTCGAAGACCCGCCAACTGATGGAGAAGTACTGGGGTCCGCACGAGCAGCAAGAGGAGAGAATGGATAAGCTTGCAAAGGAGAACCCGAATGTTCAGGTTCGAGTTGAAAGACGGCGTAAAGGTCGGGGAACCGTTCGTAGTCGGCGCACATGAGAAGTGTCACTGTTCGAGTGAAGAGGTGCTCGTGGCGAACAGTATGCTGATCGAGGCTGACTACGTGACCCTGGAGAAGCGGTGCTCGAATTGTAACGTGATCGAGTACAGCGGCACGACGATAGTGATAGGCAATGAGCTTCACTCTTGAAGACTTAAAGGAGTGCTCATGCGTGGCTTGTGGCAGGGGATCGAATGTCACCAAGCTTCGCCGGTTGAACCCGTCGGGCAACTCGTACGTGTGTTCGAGCTGCGAGATCCGGTTCGGCAGAGAGAAGCTCCAGGCCGAGTTCGACAGGCAGTTGGGCAAAGCGGTGGGAGTGAAGCCGACACTGAGGAGCTGCGTACGCGGTTGCGGTAGGCCGGTGTTTATGAAACCTGGCGGCAATCTCCCTGCATACTGCTCCCAGTGCGAAGAGGAATGGAGACAGCTGCAACGATCCGCGAGGAGCGAACGGGAGTACCGCAAGAGGCACGGGAAGCGAACCCAACTCGATATTGTTGATGAGAGTCAAGGGAAGTAAGACGGCAGATGCTCCGTGGTCCGCAGAGGATCATTACGGGGATGGAGTTGAAATAAAAACAAGGGGGATACGTTTATGGCCGTATCGACAGAGAGATGGAGAAACGCAACGCTCACGATTGCCAATGGTGGGACAGAGACCGACGAGCTGGACCTGGGGTTAAACGGTGCTAGGAGGCAGATGGCAATGACGATTCACGGCCCGTCGGCACTGACCGGTACGGTCAAGGTTCAAATTTCCAACGCCACTGGTGGAACCTACCGCGATCTCCAAACCAGCGGTGGCGCGGACATCAATATCGGTGCCGGTAACTCGGTGACCATTGATCCCCTGATTGGTGCGGCCCTGAAGCTGGTGTCCGATGGAGCTGAGGGGGCGGAGCGCACATTCCACATCCAGGGCAACGCGAAGAGCTGATGGCACAAGAATTCGTAGGGGCCAGCAACCCGCAGGGGGGCAGTATCAGGGAGACCGATCAGCCCATGGAAACTAGGTTGGCCCATGGGACGACCCTCCACCAAGAGATCATCTCGCGCCTGATCGCTCGACGGCAGCTGTCCGAGAGAGTGGTCAGCAATAGGGCCGACGATTGGAACCGGGTGGACGAGCATCTGAGAATGTACATCGACCTGGGCCGACAGGCGAAGAAGGGCGATGGGTCGGTAAACGCAAACAAGAAGGAGATGCCCTGGGAGCGGTCCATCGTGGTGCCACTGTCGTACGCCATCGAACAGGTTCACAAGACGGAGTTGATGGGTATATTCATGCGCCAAGACCCGATCCTGAAGGTGATGGGGGTTGGTTCCGAGGATGTCGAGCCAGCAAAGATGATGCAAGCGGTCCTGGGCTACGACCAGGAACAGACGGCGTTGCCTCTCCAGGTGTTTAGCGGGGTGGGGGATTCCATCCGGTACGGCCAGGGAACATTTTATGTCAGCTTCGAGAAGGAGATGGGCTGGAAGCACTGGTCAGCACCGTCGAAGTTCCAGGCCATACTACAGGCCATGAAGATGCCGACCCAGAGAAGGAGCTGGGAGACCCTCCGCGAGTACAGTCTGATCCATACCGTGGACCCGTTTCTGAGATGGCGCGATCCCCGCGTATCCATTGCCGATCTCCAGAAGGGGGAGTTTAGCGGTCACCGGGTCTACCGAGGATCGATGTGGATCAAGGAGCGTGACAAAAGGAACGGCGGCGTTTACTTTAACGTCGATAAGATCAGCAAGGTTGCAGCTGGGGGTGCCAGGCAGACCTCCAGGGGTCGCGGGAGCTTCGGCAGAACAATCAATAAGTTCGATATCTCCAGGTTCAGAATGACCGGCAGCGTGGACGAGCTTGACCACGGTTTCCATGCCATCGACCATCTCCAAGTGAAACTGATCCCCAAGGAATGGAAACTCGGACCCGGCACCCTGCCAGAAATCTGGTGGTTCTCGTGGATCGATGATCAGGTGATTATTCGGGCGCACCGCACCGAGTACGAACACGAGAAATTCACTTACGCAGAGGCCGAGGCGCACCCAGATCCGCACGTAGGTGAGAACCCAGGATTGATCGAGAATCTCGATGGAATTCAGCGATTTATGAACTGGATCTTCAACTCCCATATTCAAAATGTAATGCGGCACTTAAACAACTCCATGGCCTACGGGCCGAGCTTTGTGGAGGAAGCCGATCTGTTTGATCGGGATGCCGGTGGCCATTTCCGCCTCTCCCAGCTGGGGGAGCAGATGCTCATGGAGGGGCGGCTTTCCATCGACCAGATGATGCACCAGATGAACCTGTCCGACGTTACCCGGCCTATGCTGCAAGACAATCAGGTTCTCATGGATATGGCTCTCAGGATGATGGCGGTATCGGAGACTAGTCAGGCCAGGGCCACCACTCAAAGACGTACTCTAGGGGAGAATAAGCTCATTCAGGCGGGTGCTGGTAAGAGGATGGTCCTACACGCCGTCCTGTTCGATATCATGGCGTTCGGCCCAATGGCCCGGCAGCTGATATCCAACCGCCAGCAATTCACCGAGATGGAGCAATTTTTGAGGATCAGCGGGGATCTCGCCCGTGAGGTGGGTGGAATGTCCATGACGGTGCGCCCCGATGACCTGCACGGGAACTTCGACTACGTGGGACGGTCTGCGGTGATGCCACCGGATGCCCAGGATCTCCCTGAAGTCTGGGACAGGATCGGAGCGCAACTCTCTCAGAACCCCATGCTCCTTCAGCCACGGGCTGACGGCAAGATGCTCGACATTCACGAGCTGTTCAAGGAGGGCGTGGAGGCCACCGGGGTGCGTAACATCGAATCGTTTTACAAAGACCCCAGCCAGATCCAGCAAATGCCCCAGGCTCCTCCGGTAACGGTCCTCCCCGACGAGGAAGTGGCCCGGCAGCAACAAGCGGGGGATATTATCCCGGCCAACGAGGCGGCATGACTGAATTCGAGAGGTCTATCCGTCAAGCAATTGATCGCTGGAATGATCTAGGATCTTCGTCTGGCTTGATCTTGGGGGAGTGTCAGAATGTGGGGTGCCGAAATGAAAGCGTGAAGGTAGAAGTTAAGTGGTACACTGGACAGGAGTATCCCAAACCCAAGATTTTTAGATGCCCTCTGTGTGGACAGAAGTGTAGAGTAACCGCAGTTTTCACGGGACCAGAAGTTGAACTCAGAAACAAGAGAAAACGCGAAGAGTGGCTCCGATTACTGATTGCGGACGCAAAAAAAACCACTTACCCGATGTGGAGCCGATGGGTGTCTCGAATGAAACGGGGCGACGATCTGATAAAGGATTTGCTGGTCGATGAAACAATGAATCTCAATGAAATTGTTTTACGGATAGCCTTTATTAAACGATACGGGCCTCGCATCCTTGCTAACGAAATCGCCCGACAACATATCAAAAATGACTGAAGATCCAGTAACTCGATCAATAGAAGCGAAGAAGACGAAGCTAAAACTCCTTGAGACCACTTACAAACGCGCCCTGGAGCTGATCAAGTCCGAGGAGTGGACAGAGAAGCGAGAAAAGGCCCTGGAGAGGGTCGGTAGGCTAGTGAGATCGTACCAGGGAGGTGAGGCGACCCAGGCGATCTACATCATGGGCCAGGTCAGAGAGATAATTAGCGAGGCAGACGGTCCCTTACAGGTCATTCGGGAGTATGAAAGTGAGCGGAAATCTCTTCAGGAACTAAACAAGAGGTAGCAATGGAGAATAATTTACTGACCCTCGATCAAGTGGCGGCTTATCTACAGGTACACCCGAAGACCATCTACAAATTCATCCACGAGAGAGAGTTCCCGCACGGCATGAAGCGGTGGAATTGTCGGCGATGGCATCAAACAGAGGTCGATGAATGGCTAAACAGTGAAGAAAAAATAGCCGAGTGTAGCCTCGCGTAGTCCAGTCCTGATTTTTTCCTTCCTTCCTAAACATTCGTTCTTTACAATTGCCCGCAGCGCACTCCGCGAAGTTTTCAAGAACCCGCAAGGGCAATCTTGGCTTTGAGCGCAAGGCCGATCTGGTTCGGAGGCCGGGAGCCACGGTAGGAAAGCCCACGATTGCCGATCTGCGTAGCGGGAGCAATCACGGGAGAGGTGATTTTTTATGGCAGAAGCGAAGGAAAAAAACGCACTCGTTGAACGCCTAGCGAATAATAGGCTTCCAGCGAAGAAAACGCCAACACGGACTCCAGCAAAGGAGCCGACAGAGAACGCCGCGGTTTCGACCAGGCCGACTGCACGGCGTACGCACCCACCTGAGTCCATCCCTGGACAACCAAATGAACCCAGCACCGAAGTTATCACAGCTGAGCGGTCAAAACCCGTCACTGAGTTCTACAAAGTCAACGGCCAGGAGTACACCCTCGATCAGTTAAAAGAGCAGGGGATGCTTCCCAAGCTCGTTACCACCTACGACCAACACCAACACCTGCAAGCCAAGTACCTCGACAACCTAAAAGAGCTGGATACGCTAAAAACTACTCCAGCTCCCGTCGCGAAGGAACCCACACCAGAAGAGGTATGGGGGGTTGTAAAGCAGCAATACGCGCCCCTGGTGGCCAACTTCATCAAGCACGACATCGACTCTGGGGAATTGGAATCGGACTTAAACGAGATGTACCCAGAGACACTGAAAACCCTCTACACGAGGATTCTGTTTCAAGAGGCCAAGGTGGACGATCTGCGCCAGGCCGTCTGGGAATTGCAGCAATCGACATCGGGCGTGAGACAGAAAGAAGCGAGGAGCGAGATCGAAAATGCAATCGGCGCACAACTCGACATCCTCGCGTCGAGTGACGAGGTCTACGGTTTGTTAAAGGATGCAGATACCAGGGAAGGTTTTATCGATTACCTGTTCGACTTGAATCCGAGCTTGGATCAGGTCTCAGGTGACGTGGCCCAAGCGTTTTTAGCCAAGCAATGGTTTGCCTATAACGCAGATGCAATCAAGGCGGGACAGGAGCCGAGCCGGGGAAAGACACCCGCCTCCCCGACAATCCAAGGCGAGGGGCCAACCTCAAGGCCGGGAAGTTTCCACTCAGAGGAGGCAACGCACCTCGACCAACTCGCATCGTCACGGCTTCCGATAGAGTAGATAAGGAGATAAACCATGCCAGTTTTAGGACTAAGAGGATCAGGCGACTTCTCATCCGATGAGAGGCCGAAAAACTACCGTGAGCTAATTCTTCTTCTGTTTCCGAATTCGCCGATCAGCATCACCGCCTTACTTTCAAAGCTGAAGGTCGAAGCAACCGACGATCCACAGTTCACCATTTTTACCAAGGGTCTACCGACCCAGATAGCAAGCATCAGCGGTTCCCATACCGCAGCTATCACCACACTGACACTGAGCGGCACCAACCCAGGAAAGGTTTTTCGCAAAGGTCATAGCATTATCAATGAGCGAACGCTTGAGGTGATGTGGGTGACATCCGATCCATCTGGCAGTTTTGATTCTCTGTCGGTAGCCAGGGGGAAAGGTTCCACGGCAGCGACCATGAACGATGCCGACGTAGTTAGAATTGTCGGGTCGAGTCACCTGGAAGGTGCTAGTGTGCCAACCTCGATCACATACGATCCGTCATCCACCGTGAACTTCACCCAGATTTTTCGCACGAGCCTCGATGTGACCGGGACGCAGAAAGCAACCCACGTCCGTACCGGGAACGACTACCTGGAGCGACAACGCGAGGCCCTGGAGCTTCACGCCATCGAAAGAGAGATGGCTTATATCTTCGGGACCGGAGTGGAGGACACTAGCGGAGTGCAACCTCAAAGAACAACCAAGGGATTTATCGAACTCGTAACAACCAACGTGACCGACTTCGCCGATGCAGTCGATATCGATACCTGGGAGACCTTCCTCGAAGACTGCTTTGAGAACGGTTCCAATGAGAAGTTATTCTTAGCCGGGAACACGGCCATTACAACGATCAACAAGATCGGTCGCATTCACGGCCAGATCGAACTCACACCGAGGTCAGAGAGTTACGGAATGCAGATGCAGACCTACATCACACCGTACGGCACCTTGCAGATCCGCCAACACGCACTGTTCTCAAAGAGCGCGACGTTCAAGGATTGGGGTCTGTTGGTTGACCAGAAATATCTGGTTGACAGGCCATTGATCGGCAACGGCGAGAACCGGGACACCCACTACAGGGACAACGTCCAGAGTCCTGGGGATGACCGCGTGACAGACGAGTGGCTCACTGAGATCGGGCTGGAGCTTGAGCATGAGTCCGTCCACGGCGTAGCGAAGAATATGTCCGCACTCGTGCCTTAATAATTCTTCGACCTAACGTCGGTGTTTAATCGACGCGGGTAACGTAACCTCCTGGTCGGGTGGGCTGCGGCCCATCCTTCCAGGGATGAAAGGAGAAGCAGATGGCTCTAACTTTTACCAAACGTGCCGGGATGCCTCCCTTGCGAGGGGGGCTGATGATGACCGTGTACGATATCACGTTCGACACGGGTGGTCCGACCTGGACGGTTACAGCGGCAAATGTGGGACTTCCTACCAACGGAACCCTCCTGGCCGTAATCCCAGCTGGTGGAACACCGGGGGGATACGGTGTGTGGTGGGATCGGGCGAATGCACTTCTTCGGGCCTATGAGGAGGCTGATGGGGCTGGGGCGATGGGAAGTATCGATGCCGGAGATCTGAATACTACGATCATCACCTGTTTGTGTATCGGCTACGGAGGATAACGATGGCTTTCAAGAAGAAAGTAGTTAGCGAGAGCGAAGAACAGGTTGAGGCGGTTGAGTCGGTAGCCGAGTTCGCTGTCGTATGTAATCGATTCAAGGAACTGAGGATTGGCAAAGAGATAAAGTTCGAGAACGGGTTGTTTAAGACCACCGATCCCAAGGTAATCGCAAAAATAAAGGCCAATGACGGGTGGCGGGTATTCATTCACCTGCGAGATTAAGGAGGAAACGATGCAATTGAAAGGCACGAGAGCGCAACGGAGCGATGTGGCTATGTACAAAGGGGCAGCTCACAACCGGGCGAGTAAGGGTCAAGGAGGCGGGGATAAGACCCCGGCAAAGATGGGGTTGAAGTATCCCAAGCGCAGCCATGTATCCGATGTTGACCACGCCTTTGGACGCACACGGTCCAAGTAATCAAGTCTGTAAAGGAGATAAAGATGAAACAACTCCGTGAGATAGGGATTGTCACGTTTTTCGTGGTGCTACTGAGCGGTTTGATTACCGGCACCCTTCTGATCGCTCAGACAAGTCTCCATGAGGTTCGAGGTGCGTTGGACTTCGTGCAGTTCGATCCCCAGATAAGGTTCGCTGGGAACATGACTGTCGAGAAGAAAGACGGGACCGATCTGTTCGAGATGACCGACATTGGCGGATTCCACATCGTTGAAACTTCAGATGTGGCCGAGACCCCGGACTTGAGTCAAGATGCCGAGGTTGCGTTACTGACCTGCAACGATCAGTTCATCATCCAATACAACAACGGTGGTGTACTCACCTACATAACGCTTGACCTCGACGGGTCAGATACGAGTTGGGCGCAGAGCACCACGGCCCCGACGGGTTGTAGCTTCAATCTGTGATTCGGAAGGAAGGTCACGGATATAGGCTCTATTCGACCTCGAAACCTGGCCGGGCTTTGGGTCCGGTCAGGTCATCGAAGGAAGAAGTAGGGCGGAAAGATGAGAAGCGAGTGGAGTTTTTTAAGAATCTTGGACACTCGAAAGGTGGCCCCGGTAGTTTGAAGGCCAAGGTTCAAAAGAAAAGTTTCCTAAACTAATGTGGCAAACACAACACTCACTTTACTGCAAGCAGCGATGGGGAACTGGTTGGGTGATGTTAATACCACCCGGCTACCCGATGCAATCCGTTTGGACTGCATCAATGCAGCAATTCGATTCTTTCTCCGCCAGTACGATTTAAGATACGGGGAGATCACCGATACCTTCGCCACCGTCGCTTCCACCTACGACTATACGGTCCCGACAGGCTGGCTCCGACCTCATACCATTTGGTACACCCATCCTACTAATAGCTCCACGGTAGTCCTGATTTACCGGGAGAAGGAAGCCTTCGACATTCTGTTTCCAGACACCAGTAAAGAGGATTTGCCAACTTACTACACGGCATGGGGTGCCAATATCCGGTTGGGAAAGACCCCCGATCAGGTTCTTACCCTTAATCGTAATTACTACGGGCTGCTCACCGACCTGGCATCCGCCAATGACTCGAACATATTCACGTCGGATGCATGGGAGGCGATCCTGTTCAAGGCCCTGGAAATCGCTTGTGAAGGTTACGGGATCAACGATAGGCGGTTACCTCAATGGAAAACACTGGCGCGTCAATGGGGGGAACAACTGGTTACCTCTCACGCGAGAGCGAGGACGAGCGGGAGAAAGGCTCAGAGTTCGGAACCGGGATGAGATCAAAAATAGTTAAGGCGATGTTCCTGGCCTGGTTCCTGTTCTACATAGAGGGAGGGAAGGAGTACGTTCTCAAAGTCCCATTCAATAGGGCGGAATGTAACTTTTATAAGGACTTCCATCAAAGATATATACCGACGAATTGGTACGAGTGCATTAACCTGGGCATGGAACAAACCAGGGAGGGGCAGCTCTACCAATCATTCCGAGGACTAATCGTGGATGGCGCAAAGGAAGTTTACAAACCGGGGGGTGGAAATTAAGTGTCATGGACGAACCTATACCGTCGCAGTTTGCGCCCTATGTGGATTGAAACAGTACCCAGCAGAAGCGTTAAGGAATCATATCTGTTTTAGCATGGTCGTGAAGTATTGCCCGATGTGTCACCAAGATCGGCCAGTTTGGATGTTCAATGGAAGGACTCGTGTGTGTTCAACCTGTTATGGAAAAAGGGGTGGCAAGATAAGTGGGAGAAGAAGGTCGAAATGATTTTCCCCCTTCTCGCTGTTACGAGCTTGCTGCTATTTTACACGCCTCTCGTGAACGGGTACGAGTTACCTAAACTTCTGTTCTTGGGGCTGCTCGTAATCTTCGGCCTTGGCTACCTGCTAGAATCTAAGAAAGTCTCCCTCCCGTGCCTGTACCCGATTGCACTGTTCTTCGCGGGATCGGTGCTGTCGGCCTGGGGTGCGCTGAACCACTATGAGTTGGTGCTGGCGTTGTCCTTGGATCTGATGGGGATCTCTCTTTTCTGGATAGTGGTGAATGCGGTCAAGCCTATGGCCATGGAAGGTATCCTGTGGGGGCTGTCTGTGATCGGGGCAACGATAGCCTTGGTATTAATATTCCTACCCGGCGATCAGGGGTCGGTTGGTAACTCCGCTCTGGCCGGTATCTTCATGGTACCCTTCATTCCCATAGCGGTTTACTTGGCCCCGTGGGGATTGATACCGGCAGCGATAATCGGGATCGGGATTTACGTTACAAACTCCCATGCGGCGTTCCTCGCCCTCCTGGTGATAATGGCCGTGATGATCTGGAGGACGGTCCCCGTTTGCCCCAAAACGATTGCCATCATTCCAACCGTATTCGCCTGTCTGCTTGTCTTGAAGATGGGGATCGGTGCAGACCTCTCGATTCGCTACCGGCTTGATTGGTGGAGAAATACCGCACACATGGTGGTCGATCATCCGGTGTTCGGTATAGGGCGCGGTAACTATGTGGTGGTCTATCCTCAGTATGCCATCCTGGGGGACCGGGTGATGCAGGGCCAGGCGAACGTCAATCGCGTAGGGCAGACAATAAAGACCGCGATACACTCCCCGCACAACGATTACCTACAGTTGTTGGTCGAAGCTGGCCCCATTGGCCTGGCGGGGTTCCTGTGGTTCCTATGGATGATGGTTGACAGGTTAAAGTGGAGGACGGTCAGCAAGACAGCAAAGACCCTGGCACTCAGTATGTTGGGTTTCCTGGTAACCGCAGCGTTCCACTTCCCGCTACAGACCGCTTCGGGGATGACGCTGTTTTGGGTACTGAACGGACTTCTATGGGTGGCGAGTGAAAAGAATATTGATACTGACGCTACTGGTTTCCCAGGTGGGATTTTTCCTGGGGAACTTGATGCGGGCTAGAGCGGAGCACTTTTATAGCCGGGCGGACCTCAGACGGGCGATCATATATAACCCGTTTGAGTACCGCTACCATTTTATGGCGGCGAATGCGTTTACGCATATTCGACAGTACAAAGCGGCCAAGGCGCACTACCGGGTGGTACTGGCATTGAGACCTAATTACCTGGATGCGGCCTCGAACATGGCCCTGGTTGAAGCGAAGTCGGGACGGCTGGAATCGGCCAGGGGGATCTACCAGGCCGTGTTGAAAATGTGGCCGACGCACCGAGAGGCGCAAGCGGGGCTAAATGCCGTAACGAAACTTCAGGAGGCTAAGAATGAACAGTTTGACCGGCTCATTGAAAAATATCGGACTGATTAAAGCGGGATTAGCTGCGGTCCTCGCAGTGGTTCTTGCGGGTGCGCTCGTTCACGCGGCATCCGACCAGCTTAAAGCTGCCCGGATGACGAACAGTACCTTGGCCTCGCAGATCGATGACAAGGTTGGGGAGCTTGAAACCGCCCTTGGAATAATCCTTGGCATCACCCTGGACACTAATGTATCTGCCATATTCAGCATTGGCAGCACCGGACTCATCACGGTCCAGTACGATCTCACCTTGCCAGATTCAACGGCCTTAACGATGGGAACAGGAGGTGACGTAGATATCGAATATGACGGGACCGACCTGCTTATTAACCCGGCAGTAGTGGGGTCTGGTGATGTGGTAATCACTGGTGGATCGGTGGAGCTAGAAGACAGCGAGAGCGTTACCCTTGGCACGGGTAAGGATGCCACAGTCCTGTATGACGGCACCGATGTGGTGATTAATCCACGAGTGGTTGGTTCCGGTGGCGTGAAGCTGGATGCCGGGACTTTGTTTATCAAGGAACAGGCCGACGCTGATACGGACAAGGCCGCGTACGGCCAGATCTGGGTCAATACCGCAACGCCCAACACCCTTTTCTTTACTGATGATGCCGGGACAGACACCCAATTAGGAGCCGCCGGTGGCACCGACATGACCGCCCATGCCGTGACCATGGGAGGGGGTACCGCGGGTACGGACATTGTGTGGACGTTCGATGGAGAGAACAACGACGGCGTGTTTAGTTGGATGGAGGATGAGGACTACTTTAGATTATCTGATAATATACAGCTTTTAGACAACGTAGGCATAATCTTTGGAAATGGTTCTGACATGACCTTTCAGTCCACTGGGGCGAACGTCATTGTTAGTGGCTCCGGGCAACTTAGTCTTGATGACACGCAATTAGAGGTTAGGAAAGATAGTACTACTGTTATTCTTGTTGACCGTGGCGTTAACGACGGTACGCTGATTTCTCTAAAGCAAGCAACTTCCGAGGAGGGGAGAATAGATGTTTCTGGAACTACCGTCGGTTATCAGACATTCATGGGTGCTCACTGGGCGCAATTCCTTGGCCCCGTGCCTCAGGTTGAGTTTGGTCATGTAGTTGTTGCAACTGGAGACATAATCCCGCTGAGAACAGCGCAGCAAAATCGCGGACCATATGACATTGCGAAGCTAGCAATGGTGAAAATGTCTTCTTCTCGTGGACAACGAGCAATTTACGGCGTGTATCGTCATCTTGAGAAAGATTCGGAAATGAACAGTGTCTCGTTTGATCGCAAGGGCAACCCGGTTGCCAGTATAGCCGCACTTGGTTTGTTCGTCGTGAGGGTGACCGATACCGCTGGCAACATTGCCAACGGCGACTATCTCCAGACCTCCCCTCGTGCTGGCGAGGCCGAGAAGCAGGTTGACGGTTCCATGGTTTACGATCCTCACCTGATGGATAAAACGGTCGCTAAGGCCCTCGTAAATGTGGATTGGGAGACCGTGAGCGTAGATCCAACGCTTGGCTACAAGTGGAAATTGATCCCCGCAACTTTACACTCAGGATAGAAATGGCTGACACCGCACCTGAAATAGAAATCCCTGAACCGTCACGCGGACTCAGAGGAAACCTTGGCAGGATGAAAGTTCCGCCGGGTTTCGCCTTCCAGATGGAGAACTGGCTTCTCAGGTACGGCGACTTCGGGGTCCGTCCCGGTTTCGGCCAGACGTTCGGGAGCGATATCAATCAACGAGCTACGGGCTTCGCCCAATACAGGGGCCAGGACGGTGAGCTTCGCACGGTGATCGGGACAACCGTGGGATGGCACAAGTTCGATGCCGGGACCGATGCCTGGATTGATATTACCGGCACCGCGCTGACAGCCACCGTAATGCAAAAACAGATTTTCCGTACCTTCAAGAAGGGCGGCTCGACAATCCTCCTGGGAATCAACGAAGCGGATGTTCTACAGGAATGGGACGGGGATGCAGCGGCCTATAATGCGGCGGCTGGATCTCCACCCAAGGCGGTTTGCATGGGTGTGGCGTTTAACCGGGTGCTACTTGGCAACCTTCTAAGCGGATCGACGGTTTCTTCGGTGGCTGTGGAGGTTTCTGCGGATCTGGACTTCGAGAGCGGTTGGGGATCGAACGTCACGCTACTAGCTGACACGCCGGGGGCCATCGTGTGCTTTGCGGAAGCAGGGGCGTTGCAGACTTATGTGATCAAGAAGGACGCGATCTATGCAGCGACGGCGATCAGCGGCCTGGCACCGTTCCGCTACGACATTATCCCCTCCACGGTGGGAATGAGAGGGCCGAGTTCCGCTAACAACATTGCTACCGATTCCAGGGGGTTCCGCTATTGGCTGGGTGAGGACGGTGGAGCGTACCGCTTTGATGGAGTGGGTATCACCGACCTGGGAGAGCATATTCGCAAGTATGTCACGGACAATGGATCATTCGCGAGTTTCGGCAGGTCATTCTCCTTTGTTAATCAGAAGCACAACGAGTTGTGGATGTTTTTCCCTGAGACTGGGAACGCAGACTGTAACCTTGCCCTCCTGATAAACCTAGACAACTTCGATGCCTACCCATTTAGGTTCGATACGCTTCGGTTCTCAGCCGGGATGGCCCTGGACGCGGCCACCGGGCTGACCGTTGGGGAGCTGGCCGGTACGATTGGATCTCAAACCCTTACCATTGGGGAGTTCCAGAGCATTGTGCCGAGAGTCATTGTCACCGACATTAACGGTCAGTCCTACATGGATGTGGGCAACATCGATGGATCTTCGGGGATCATCCACTCCTGGGAGACCGGGATGTTTCAGTTGGGAACCAGGCGAAGCTACAAGCGGGTGGAGCAAGTCGATCATCACTACAAACTATCACCATCGAGTCAGACGGTGAGTGTCCAGCTGGGTTACAGCGAACACGGTGAAGATCCGAGCTACACTGCGGCACAAGATCTCGATGTGGGCGCAACTGGCCCGTACGTCACCGGGCATCGACAGCCGGGGAGGCTGTTCTCCTTGAAGAAATCTGGCACCAACACCGACGAGATTATCTATCGGGGTTCCGTTGCCGGGGTAGAAGTGGACGGGGGAAGGTAATGGCCGAGACCCAACGAGTACCTTTATTTATCAGGATGCCCGCTGCGCCGATTAGTGAAAAGGATCTACTGCGGTGGGCAAGGGAAATCACGGTTGCCCTATCCCAAGATCACATCCTCGTGGTGCGAAGGCTGGAAGAGATCCCATTGCAGGGAATCACCGCAGAGCGTCCCACGGCGGACGGGTCTAGGCGTTTTTTTTGGGACGAGACAACGAGCAAACTCTACTACGATCACGGGGCATGGAGCGAGGTGGGCGTATGAACGCAAAGAGAAGAGAGAAGCCGATTAGCATTAACCGGGCCAGGCCGGTGCCAACAATTCACTACCTACAGAAAGACTCACCGCTTCACCGGGCGTTGATGGGAATGACCCTGGAGCGTATCCGGGGATTTTCGAGGAAGTATCCAGCCACTGATAGCAACGGGGATATCTTGGCCCAATGGGTAGATGAGGACTTCGTTAAACCTGATCCCAAGACAGTGCTTTTCGTTGCAGAGCGTGACGGCAAGATAGTAGCGCATTTTTTCGGTGCCATTATGAAAAACGATCTGGCCGGGGGGAAGCTATATCTCCACCTCCTACAGTGGGAGATGGACCGCAATCATGGTCTACCGAGAGACCTTGAGATGGCGGTATGGGAGCAGATGATGGAATGGGGTCGAATTCATAACGCGGAGTGGGTCTCGCTTGAATGCGATAATCCGAAATTATGTGACCGTTACGAAAAGGAATATGGGTTTACACCGAGGAGAATCGTTATGAGGAGAGAGTTATGAAAAAGGCACTTGGGGCGCATTTATACAGATGGTTAAGGAATCAAGGTTGGCCGCAGGGTTTTAGAATCTTGTGCCATAACTGCAATATGGCTCGTGGGTTTTATGGTCGATGCCCACATGAGCAGTTGCTAGAGGAGGTGGCATAATGGGCGGCGGGCCGAGTGGTGGGACATCCACCAAGAGCCAAGTGGCAACCATTGCCCCTGAGTTGCAGCCCTTTTTTAAGGCTACCGGAGAGAGGGCTGAAGCTTTTCAGGGTGTGGCACCTCTTACTCCGTTCGTATCAGCCAGACCAGCTGGTGTGGCACCCCTGTCGGGAACGGAACGTGCCGGGATTACGGCAACGGGAACCCTGGCCGACAGACCAACTGGAGAGACCCAGGCCCTAGCAAGGATCGGGCAGATTCCTGGCATCACATCCCAACGGGTTGATCCTAGTAACCTGGCCGCACTCTCCCAGCGACGAATAGATCTTTCACCTACGCAAGCTCTGGCCGCACGTAGGGTGGGTGGAGCCGGGATTGAAAACGCGCCAGCAATCCAAGCGGCGAGACTGGCGTTTCGCACGGGAGCGCAACCCAATATCACTAGCCAGCTGACCTTGAGAGGCCTGGGTAGATCCACGGCGGCAGCTCCAGCACTAGCACGGGCGGAAGCGGAGTTTCTATACCCGGCGATCCAAGATGAGCTGGCCAGGGAAGAGCGACGAATTGAACGTGAGCTTGGCGTTTCCACCACAGGTCTGGGTCTTCAAGAGAGAGGCCTTGAGCGCGAGGTGGCGGCAGAGCAAGCTGGCATGGGCCTTGAAGAACGAGGAATCCAGCGCGAACTCGCAGGTGCTCTTGGTGCAGCTCCCCTCCAATTAGCGGCAGGGCAACAGGAGAGTGCAAGGGAGTTGGCCGCACTGGACGCTCAGTTGAGAGCTGGTGGAGTGGAAAGAATTGTGGATCAGGCAACGCTGAACGCGCAGCAACAAGATTTCCTCAGACGACAGTCTTTGAGTGAACAGGCCCTATTTGGCCCGTTGGGATCTGTTCTACCGAGTGCTATTGGACAAGAATCAATAACCAGAACTGAAGGGGGGGGTAAATAATCATGCCACTACCAATGATTCCTTTACTCGTAATGGGTGCCTTGGCGGCTGGGTCCATAGGGACCGGGATCGCGGCTAGTAAAGCCAAGGGGCAGAAGAAAAAGAATCTCAGGCTTGCCAGCATACTGAGTGGGATCGGTTCCCTTGGTGCCGGTGGATTTGGTGCCTATCAAGCGGGATTGTTTCCACCTGGAACAGCGGCTGGAACAGCGGCTGGAACAGCGGCTGGAACAGCGGCTGGAACAGCACCTGGAACAGCGGCTGGAACAGCGGCTGGAACAGCGGCTGGAACAGCACCTGGAACAGCGGCTGGAACAGCGGCTGGAACAGCACCCACCACGCTTCCATTGGGGGGGAGCCTCAAGGACTGGAGGGAATGGCTTTCGACGGCGGGTGATGCGGCCCAGGTCGCCAGTGTTGGGAAGGACCTTCTTATCCCTACTCAAAGGACATCCACTGAAGGCCCTGGCCCGTTGGACAGCCTGTCGGCTGGATCAACGGACTTTACGCCTACAGCACCGCAATTTAATCGGCCCATCGTAGTGGAGACAATGCCGAATCCCCGCGCTCAAATCATAGAGACCACCCTGCCGAATCCGTCGGGGATCTCCCCAGTGCCGTATCCGGTTCGCCCCAGGAGTGCCTGGGGGCAGAGATGGGGCGGTGTAGGTGGAATCTGGGAATAAGGAGATAAAATGGCTCAAGCGAAAAAACCATCGTTGATCGGGGGTGCCTCCACCAAGATCCAAGACTTCCTGACCACCGACATTATGAGTCTTGTCTTACCGGCAGCAGCGGCATTCGGTGCGTTACGCGCACCCAAGACAACGAGGGGCGCACTCGCCGGGTTGAATCTTTTTACCGGGTTGACTGAGTATCGCGCTAAACGCGAGGCGAGAAAGAAGAAGCTCGCGCAAGAGGAGAAACTCGAAAAGGGTATGCTCGCGTACGCCGAACAGCTTGCTACGCCGAGGGAGAAGACCGTCGCCGACACATTCGCGGAAGTCCGAAGGGCAGCAGACGCACAAGCAAAAAAAAGAGCGGAGGGTAAGAAGGACGTATCGGTAAAAATTCGTGACTATGTCAGCGGGGAGGCGACGGTTCCACCAACGCCCAAGCAGTTGCAGCTGTCTCAAGTATACCGGGGGATGGCTGAGGGAGGACAGGCCAAGGCTGTCGGAGAATCTGCCATGCGCGTACTTACTAGAGTGCCGAAACGGACTCCATTCACCACCGACCTGGGTGCCACCAAGGAGCATGGATACATCACGGAAACTGGTAAGCGTATTGTCACCTCAGTTCAGAAGGTGGGACCGAAACCGCCCGGCAGATTGGAGAGAGCACGA